CCCTGTTGAATAAACTGTTTTTCACAGGGTTCAATCGTAATCGTTCGTCTCGATGTCGAGTTTTTCGGCACCGAGATTAACCTAGCAATGCATCCAGAAGGAATGCTTTGCTGAGCATCTACTGCATCGGTGACATTATCGGAAGATAACCGTGTCGACAAAACACGATTATCAGATAGACCGAAAATGTCATAACCGATGTCAATAGTCTGACTAAGACCACTACTGATCTTAGTCCAGAGGTCTAACCACTTCTGGTTAGTCTTCAAGTTCTCAGCAACAGCACCGGGACCATGTCTACATACTATATCTTCGTGAGAAGACATATCAAACTCTCTTAAATCAGAGAGGATGAATGATGTGACATGAGAGATATGATTTTCGTCTCGACTCGTTAACTTGTAAAGAGTCGATATACGACGATCATTCTCAAAAAAGTCTCTCTTAGCGTCGAAGTCCAGTTTGTCGCTGTTCTTCTTCTCCAGAGAGACTTTCTTGAAGGCATAGCAAATACGTCGTAGAGATTTTACTACGGAGGTATTCGCGTCATCCTTCAATAGTCCCGATTTAGGGTCGAATACGTTAGAAAGCAAACCCGAAAATAGTTTCGGGAGCGCACTATCTCTCATCTTCGAAAAGTGAGATGGACAGCTAAACCTACCCAAAGATAATCCCTGGTCAAGGGACGATCCAAGGGCGGGAAGGGCTATGGCTAGGAAACCATAACCCTCGTATTCATACCTCTTCTCGAGCGTGATAATATCACGATCAAGACCTTTCACACACGGATCGAACCGTCTAGCACTAGCTAGAAGGCTCGATAGGAGATCTATAGGACTTTTCATCAATTCCTCCATGAGGTAGTTGATTCCTAGTCCCAATAGGTGCTGACGATCCTGTAGAAATTCCAGGATCCTTCACGGTACCAGATATGGTACCATCAATACCTCGAGTACTACACGCCATCATTGATAGTCCAGAAAGGATTACAAGGATGACGAGTAAGAAACGAAGTGTTGAGCCTACGAAACAGTAATAGGCGTTTGATAGATCCGGATTGTTCTCCAAGAGAATACCCAGAGCATCTTACGACTGAAACTGAATCAGGCGTGCAGTAGTAACTTCACTATCGTCCCGATAATCAGTAAGAGCCTTAGCGAGTGCCACAATGGCAGCGTCGGTAAAGCCTTGCAGAGGACGGTTGATAGTGAACGAGCAAGAAGCAGTATACTTCTTGGTCAAGCCGGAATACGGGTCGACACCGTTT